TATGAAACATATTAATTTCTAACTCTTTACCACATTCGTTACATATCTTTGTGACCATGCAAATCACCTCTTAATTAATTATAACACAAGACTTCTCCTTTTCAACATCAATCACTCTCATAGCCTCGTTATGGACTATGTAACTATCTATAGACCATTTACTATCAACCTCTGCCATTTAATCCCCCTTTCATTTTTTACATTAAAAAAGCAGCCGTTAAGCTGCTCCGGTGGTGCGTAATATCTTCCGAATCTGCGTTAGTTCTGTTCCATAAAACTTGACATCTGTTTTGCTATCCTCGTATTACCTATAGCGACAAGATGCAAACCATCGCTTGTATAGCTACTTAAATTTGCACCAGTTATCCCACTCGTCGAGTATAGATCTAAAGCAGGAATACTATAGACTGCACACATTTCTTTTATAACGTCTACATATTGTTTAAGCGTTAATCCTATATCATTAACGCCACCCCATACAAAATCATCTTCTTCCCAATCTCTCTGTAATGGCGTAAAGAAAAAAATTCTTTGCGTTGGGTACTTTGTATACAATCCCTCGATTAAAATTTTTAATGCACCATAAAAAGTGGTATTAACAACATCACCCAATGTGCCCAAAGGTGTGTTAAAGCCGTAGTCATTTGTCCCGCCTAAAACAGTTACAAGATCTGTGGTATTTGTCATTTCACCGTATCTTAAACACATTGCACGACTTGCACCCCCATAACACGCTAGGTTAGATGCTATAGTTGTTCCATTCTCTCCATAATTAATAGCACTATCAAGATTTAGCAAAGCAGTAAGGTTTATCAAATAATCATTCCCATAAGTCATGCTGTCCCCTATACCTGCCAAAACCATGCTATCCAGTGGTGAATTTACAGTAATGGAGGTTTTTACCTTTGTCACATCAATTTCATATTCATCGTATGGTATATATACAGTCGGATAAACTTCGCCTAATACCATCATATCGGTGTCGATATTTTCTGGATACAGCCCAAATCTAACTGTTAGCGTCCCATCTGGAATTGTAAAGGTTGAGTCATAGACCCCACTAATAAAAACGTTATTAACACCCCAAAACGTAACGTGGGCAATACCACTTATTGAGTAAATATAGTCAACAATTACAGGGATGTAGGGTGTTGACATGAAATCAAACGTTGTGACATATGCACCAGTTATGTAGTTAAAATACCCATAAGTTGCAAGGGATTTATCAAATAAATTTAAACTAGACTGGATTAAAAAATCCATGTTAGCGGCTTTAAATATTATATCTTTATCTAAATTATTTTCCCTTACGATAAGTTGTTCGTCTTCAAAATTTGGTAGTAGTGTACCTTTTGCAAGGATATATGTATATTTTGCCGCGAGATCCAACGCAACTTTCACATACGATATTCCTTCCGGTATTAAAAATATATTAGGGTCTGATGTGTTAACGCCACTAACAAATTCCTCTGATGCGTCCCAATATGTAACCATCCCAATTCCAGATTTAATAAATTGATCTCCAGGTATAACAGGAATTAATTTTGTTGTAAGATACAATGCATTATTAACATGCGCACCTGTTGTATAATGATAATAACCAACATCCAAGTTGTTTACATCAATAAAGTTATCGGTATTAACTTTATAAAAATTTACCGCCTCTCTATTAACGCTTCCGTTAGTAATTCCGGTACTTTGATATACGCCACCATTTGTCCATGCCGTGCCATTCCACCAATACCAATGCCCGTTGCTGTAACCGCCTTGTGCCCCTGTATACACGTAAGTTTTTAAAATATCTGTCATTTGTGCCACTAATGTCACTGCTTTTGGCCCGCCACTCGCCACGGCCGCCAGAGCGACAATCGACGCTTTTTCAGCCAAATCCGCATCAACGGAATTCAGCCGATCATTCAAAATAGGGAACCCACCCCGGGCTGTTTCAATCTCGATCGGTGACGGATTATCGTCGGTTGCTCCCTGAATTACCTGGACGAACTGATCTTCCAGGGCTGTCTGTTTTCCTGTTGTACTAACAACCTCTTCATTGATCGCTTCAATCCCAGCCGCTATTGTTTCGCGAACAGCCTTACCTGCGCTTGCTGCCCTTATGTTTGCGACGTTTTGTATTATGTTTGCCATATGTTCCCTCCTTTACTTAATCTGTATAAATGCCTGGGTTGAACACCAAACATTAACCCGGCCGTTTTGACTGCTTGTTATTTCTAAATCGTATGTTGCGCCTGGCGTTTGAATGTACGATGAAATGTCCATATCCAAACTTCCTCCCCCGGATAAACTTACCCCAGGGATCGCCACACCATTTATTTTTATAGTCACATCAGCCGGATAGGTATCTTCAAATATCCCATATTGAATGTCGTGGGTGTGGGCTGGGATCGTTACGTCATGGGTGTGGGATGGTATGTCAACCGAGTGTGAATGTGCCGGTATGTCAACATTGTGCGAATGCGCTGGAAAAGATACGGAATGAGAGTGATCTGAAACAGTATGATCATGGCGGGTGTCAACAACGTGATCGTGGCCCTGTATTTTTACGCCATTAAAATCTAAATGTGTAGGGCTTGAAAAAAATATACGAGTACTGGTGTCATCGTCAGGTATCGAGAATGTTGGTTTTTCGTATGATGACCGTTTTTCGGTCCCACCGGAGGAGGTTGTCTGACCGCCGCCGGCACTGCTGGTTGAAGAACCGCCACCACCTGAAGAGCTTGTCGCAGTACTACCACCACCTGAAGAGCTTGTCGCTGTACTGCCGCCACCTCCAGCACTTGTCGCAGTCACCGCTGCTGCGGATGCAATTCCCTTTTCATAGGCTCTGTATTTTTGGCTATCCACATGCAACCGAACACGATTAACATACAAAATATCAGGGCTTAGCCATACAGGTAAAACAAACGGATGTGTTGCGTCGATGTTTTCCGCATATCCGATAGTATCTATATAAGTCGACCCTTGGGGACAATTCTCTAAATTCATATTCCGTTGTTTTAACTCCCCGATTTGTGTGCTTAAAGTGATTGGTCGTGTGCTGATAATTAATTTAGGGTCCCATGGACTATTTATTAAATCTCTGTTTCGTTCAATTACTCTGGCATAAACATCAATACTCAAAAATGGTGCGATCGTATGGATAGTATCCCCCAGGTTGTATTTTTCCAGGGCATATTCCGCTAAAACACTACGATCTATCATATCCGTATCAATGATTAGTTTCGGTTGTTTTTTCTCATCTAAAACCGTTTGCCCATAAATCTTTAACGTATTTGCACTTTGGATATCTTTGTTTGTCACGAGTCCTTCAATTACCCCATAAACCGCAATTGCTGGGATATCTTCCAAATATTCCACATTGCCATTGACTGTGGTAATATCGAGCTGGTTAATCCCCTGGCCGAACCCTAAGATTATCACTCGGGTGATTAAATCCGCTGAGTCGTACTCCCGGATCAACTGTTTCGCATTAACTCCGATGCGTATTTCTACACCATTATTCTCTCCAAGATCAGTTAAATAATCCAGATACAATAAACCAGCTGTTTCTCTTACTCTTAAATCACCGCCTAAAATGTTATGGAGCTTGGTGATGATTGCATTCAGTGTTGTTTCATAGTTGGTGTCCACGCTAATGCTTTGTGTTATCTCAACAACCCCTAGATGGATTTCCTTACTCGGTTCGACCTTTATATTGTGTTGCTCTAACAAATATGTCAATATTTGTGTCGGGGTTTGATTAATAAACTGCCAGCGCCTCGTCTGACTGTCACACAAATAATTCAATGCTCCTTCACAAGTGACCTGGTTGATAAACTTGCTATCGGCTCCCATGCCATCTTTTGGATTGAGCACACGTCCCGAAAACACCACCGAATTATCACGGGTATCAAACACTTTGACTTTCGTAATTAACCCTTGAATCAAACCATACCCGGGGTTACCATAGGGTACATCAAAAGAGAGCTGCTCCGCCTGGGATAAGCTCTCTTTTAGTGGCAAATTTAAAAGATGCGGTGTGTCCGCATCGGCGCTGGGATAATGAATCACCGTTTCGACTCCATTGTTAAAAATACTGACCTTATACAACTACAACACAACCTTTCTAAATGAAAATTCAATGCGTCCCGTGCCATTAACGGTTAGGGTGTTTATGCCATTTAATAATTTTAATCCGTAAGGAATATTATTTCCTATTGCCATGGGGTAAGTCACCCCGGTGAAGACAATAGACATTGCAGCGCTGCAATGAATAAGAGGCATAACAGGCCGTCCCGGATTGTAAATCGGTATCGTCTGGGTGGTTACGACGTCGTAACCACCGTCTTGCAAGTAATCTGTTTCAAAATTGAATGTATCCCATAATTGATCAACTGCAAAATCTATGCCTGTTTTGAATGGTTCGGCGGTAAAGGTCACGGACAAATCTGCTGTACTATGTTTTTCTGCAATATCAATTGTTCCTTCCACCTCGGCCATGAAATAAAAATCACTGATATCGTCAAATATTAAAGGTTTTTGCCCGACGTCTTGGATCCATCTAATAACACTATCTAACTTTATTTGCATCTGATCTTTAGTTGTTTCCATCAGTACAAAATTTACAACTAATGTTCGTTGATTGTAGACAATCTCCCCATCACTCGCGACGGTTGAAAAGTCATAATAACTGCTCATCCCCGGAACCGCTTCCTTTATCTTTTTTTTACTCGGTGTGCTAATTTTCTTGCTGATCAGCATTAAACCATAATCATTAAAGGAGTGTTCATTATTAAATGTTATGCCCGTCATATTCCTTCACTCCTTCCAATAATTTGATTTTTACTGCCTATCAATTTGTCAAGATCATCAATCAGATATTCCGCTAAAACTTTCCCGCTTTGTAAAATAAGTTGTAAAATTATTGGCTGCTTGCTATCTGATCCGGCTATGCTTAAATTGCTACTCCCGGCATCAATTCCTGTAGATCCATCTGTTTTTACGCCTATCGACATTTCTCCGGATAATTCAGATATCGCCTTTGTAACTAATCCTTTATTTTTTTCAATTCCGCTTGCTAACCCCCCCATAAAATCAGGCATCCACTCTTCATATTCCCTAAGTGGTCCAACATCTGGCCGAGAAAAATGCAGGAATGATGTTATCGTTGATGCGACATTTGATACTGCACTCGTAATACCACCGATCATGCTCCATATTCCATCGATCATTCCTTGTATCATGTCGGATCCCCAAGACAAGAATTGCCCAGGCAAACTGGAAACGTAAGATACCGCACTTTGAAATGCGCCAATTATTGCCTCCCCAACGCCTGAGAATGCCGAACCGATACCTGAAGCAATCCCGCTAAACCATCCGGCCGCTGCGCTCCATACGCCTACGATTCCATTCCATGCAGCGGAATATATTCCAATGTAAAAACCGACTACCCCGCTGAATACGGCTACGATTCCATCCCATACTGCCTGGAAGAATGGAACAACCGCGGCCCATATTAATTGTATGTTTTGCCAGGCGGCTGAAAATGCCACTTTAATAGCTTCCCATATTGCGATTACTGCTATCCTGAAACCCTCATTGGTATTCCATAGCCAGATTAATCCGGCAACAAATGCTGCGATCAATACTATAATTATCCCGATCGGGTTGGCTGTAAGGGCTGCATTCAGCAACCATTGCGCTGCTGTTGCTGCTCCGGTAGCGATTGTCATGGCTCCGGTTGCTATAGCGGATGCACCTTTTGCCACGGCTTCGGCTGCATACATACCATTTAAAATAATCGTTGTACCAATATCTTTTAATTTTGCAAGATTCAAAATCCCTGATACTCCTGTTAAAATTACATAAGCTGCTGAAAGAGTTGTAACCATAGCCGTGATTCCTGATATAATCTGAAAGGCTACAAAACTTCCCAATAAAATACCCAGGGCTGGTATCAACGTATTGGCATTACTCACAATAAATGTAAAAGCATTTCCTATTGCATTGCACACCGATTCAACGGTTGACTGTATCGCTGGCATATTTGCTGTTAAATAATCAACAAATTGCTGTAAATAAGGCATTAATACGGTTGCCATCGTTTCTGTTACGGCTCCAATTGCGTTTTGCAATATGACAAGTTTACCGGCGAATGTATCTCCGGCAGCTTCAGCACTTCCCCCAAATTCCTTTTCTAATTCAGCTAAAATAATCGCCTGTGCGCCTGCTACATCACCCGATTCTTGCATCACTTTAATTTGTTCTTTTTGTTGATCTGTAAAGGTTACCCCAACACGGGTTAAAGCGGTTATTCCCTTCGTAGGGTCATTCAGGGCCTTGCCTAAGGCTATACTTTGTCCTGCCATATCCGTCCCAAGTGCCTGTGCCATATCGGCGGCGGCAGCGGTTGCCCTTGGGAATGTAGTTTCTCCAATATTTGTGAATGTTAATAATAAACTTTCAGCTTCGATTGCTGCTTCTGCGGAAAACTTTGTATTTTTTTCAAATCCTTCCGCCATACTTAATAATTTATCACGCGTCATGCCAGCTGCTCCACCGGTAGATTTTAAGACAGCGTCCAATTGTGCAACCTTGCCCTCTGCATCGGCGGCATCTTTCATTCCGGTTACTAATGCGCCACCCAAAGCGGTTACAATTGCGGCTCCTGCTGCAATTGCGACGGTACCTATTTTAGTAAATGAGTTAGCAAGACTCTTATGTGTATCGTCTCCTTTTTTATCAACTGCGTTTAACGCTTTTATTGCATCTTGATCGTCAATCAGTATTGATCCGAATAATCTAAATAGTTCGATAGTAAACAACCCCTTTCTTTTAGGGTATTAAAAAAACAACCCTATTGCGGTTGTTCAAATCTTCGTTGTATTATTTTTATTTCCTGCATAATTTCGTCTTTACTTCTTGTGTCTAATTCAATCTTTTTCGGTACCGCTTTTTTGTAAAATTCATCGAAGGACACAAATGTTTTCTTGCCCATGTTTGGGTAAATGCTGTTATACAGTTTGAATAAAAGATCTTTTGTATTTTGTTCAGCTGCTTTTATAATCAGTTTGGCTGCCGATCGATACGGCATTTTCATGATATAACTCATATCTCCGTACCTGGTTAATAGTAGATCTTCTATCTCTGTCCGGTCTACTCCCCGGCTGATGCTAAAAAATCTTTAAAATCAGGTGAATCCAGCAACTCGGTAAAGAATTGTTTCAACTCCTTGATTCCCATTTTCTTAACTTCTTTTTCCGGTTTTCCGGTCATGTTACATATAAACTTAACGACCAGAACTCTTGCTTTCCATAAACTTTTTATAAAATCTGTGGCCAAATCTGCAATGATCGCAATAATGGCTTCTTTGCCTATTGCCTTTGCATCATCCATATTTTCAAGTTTACCTGTTTTTACTTTACTTGCCAGCTTTGCTGATTCTATTTTCAATCCCATCTTGTCCAGTATCTCAGACAATAGGAAAACCTCTTCTAAATCAAATTCTTTAATAATTAACATTTTTTCTCCTTATAAAAAAGGAGGGTTTTACCCCTCCTAAGCAATTTCAACCATCGTAATTGTGTCAGCAAAATTCGCACCATCCACTTCAATGGCTCCAAAATAAGTCTGATATCCAGCAGCGTTAACGCTAAAGGTATGCATGCCCTCAGGAATATTTTCCAACGTGGCAATACCATTGACATCCGCAACTGCTTCAAGTCCATATAGCGATAAGACTGCATCAGGTATCGCAACTGTCCCGTTTGTCGTAACCGTAATAGCTACGTCATAAGAATCGCCTTTTGCAAATTCAACACTCCAAGGTGGTGTGTTACGTGTTGAAGATAAATAGGTCGCCGTATATTCCAGCAATGGAATAACTTCATTTTTATCCTCGAATGTCATCTCCAAATTACCGATATTGATTGCATTTTCCAACGTAACAAGTATCGCCTTTCCCGTTTTAGTCGCACCAGTCCAAGTAACTGTGTGATAATCTGTTAATGCGATCGTTAAATTTGATCGCCAGGTGTCCGTGCTCACGCCGGATGTCAGCGATGTCGCTGGATAGTGTTTTAGCATTTCCACAGCTGTAAATAATTCCAGTGCATTAATTTCTAACTTTGCTATCTCAGTATCAATTACCTGGCGGCCTTTTACCGGGCCGCGATCGCCGTCTGCTTCAATGTCCCTGATCTCACGCTCGACCGTGAATATGGAACCTCCCCTGGTTAACCCAATTGGCACACTATCAACGGCGACAACGCCGTTTCCTAATAATATTTCTCCCATTGTTTAATTCCTTTCTCTAACTAAAATACCCCCGGATTACATACCGAAGGTTGACCACTTGTGCCGACGTTAATTCATCCGCACTCACGGGCTGCCGTTGTTCCAATCCAAAATGTAAGCACATTGTACTAGTATTAATTACTTTTTGTTCCAATCCATCATCGATGCTATCAGCAAGCGACTCAATTACCCTGACGCTTGCTTCGGCTTTCTCAAATATATTAATTATCAAATATATATCCTTTGACGGTACCGTATCTAAAACCGTATCGACTTTGTAAATAATGTACGGAAACGTCGGGTTGAGTGGCGGTTTGTTACGATAGACGCGAGAATATTTAGTTGCTAAATAACCAAGTACCTGATCTGCTACTGCGTTAATATTCATTCGCGTTTACCTATTTCGTTTAGTGCTACGGCCACCATGTCCTGAATGAGTTGAGCGTTTTTGATTACAACCGGTTTGATCGGATCATCTTCCGCACCCGTCATCATCTTTCCAACGATGCCAGGGATGGACATTTTAAAACCAATCTGTAAATCCTTTTCTTTTTTGCGGGCCCAGTATGATAACGTCTTTTTCAGGATGGCCCGGCGCTGGTGAAATTGGCTGTTCATTGTCGTCGCTTTGACTTCTCGGACAATATTTTGTCCAACCACATTCATCACTTTTTCCGGTGTCGCCTCGATTTTCGCAATCACCTTGGGAATGTTTGACTCAAAGGTAAATGCCGTTCTCCTTGCTCTGGCCATTAGACTTCACCTCCGATCTGTGATGATACGGTGAGTTCTGTTTTTTCGCCTTTTTCAAATGTTCGCAGAATTGAATATTCTTTGTTGTTATATCTCAACTTTTCGTCATTATTGAAGTCAAAGGAGTAAACCTCAAATGTGAGTTCCGGCTTTAATCCCACATTTTTTGCATCATAAAATTCTGACGAACGAATCGATTTCTTTGTTGCAAAGATGGTTCGCCATACCATGGTTTGGATCACTTCGCCATATACAGTGGTTTCGGTGACATTGCCAAGTTCAATGCTATATTCTGGTTCAAACATCAGGCAATCACCACCGATTCCGCTGTATCTCCGGTGATATAAACCGAGTCCTCAATATATGTTGTCAAATAACTTAATGTATAATCAACATCTTTATTGATTTCCCTGGTATTGTAAATTGCAACGCCTAAAGAGTTGGTGAGTAGTGCTATATCTCCGATTTGGATAATCGCACCCTTTATTCCCAACCCGCCACCGGTCACCGCAAAAGTCAACTGATATGAATTATACTCAGCACACAAAGCCATTGAATTTTTAAGCAAAGTGTAACTCAAATGATATTTTTCACTGTCCTCAGAAAATCCGAAATTTGCCTTTGCATATAAAACGATTGCCCGGACAATTAACGGGTCGTCATTCTCAGTTTTCAGGATTCCACTCGCCCACAAATCAATTTTACAGGCGTCAATGATAGGGTATATTTCATCATTGTCAAATGTCGTTACCGATAACCGTAAAGCAATTTTAACTTGTGCCAATAATGCGATTTCGCTGGCTGTTCTTGCCATTTAATCACCCCTTTTCTAAAAACAGAGGGGCATTAAACCCCTCTGCTTAAACAATAAAATATGCGTCAACAACATGCCCGTCCAATGCGCTGTTTAAATCTAGTGTATTGCTTTCAAGTGCGGTCGGAGAAAATGCCACGGTTGGTTCTGTTCCCTCGACAACATTGTTTAAAAATGTGTGAGCGGTTAACAATGTGTTGTGGGTTAATAGATAAGGTAAACCTAATTTGTCCCCAAATCCGATTGAGGTTGTCGCTCCTAATCCATCATGGGCGGGGATAGCAACTGCGGTGACTGTTTTAAATGCTTTACTCCCAACAACGGTGGTTTTTGAATTTACTGTAAAGATAGGCAATACCTCTGTAATCACTTCATCTGCATAATTAGTACCTGTGACAGTTACTTGTACTGCCTTGATATCTCCTGCGGTTCCGTCTGTGGTGGCCGTCATGTTCCGGGTCACTGCAGGGTTTGTAATTCCGGTGATAATGGTATCAATTGCCGTGGTGCCACCTGCAAACGGTATTGATTCGGTTTCCGCTGTTGCGATTGCTGCGGTATCCCAATTTCCACCAGCGGCACAAGTAACGGCTCCAACCGCTACCCCTCCGACGGTTGTTAATGCTCTAATCGCTACTTGAATTTTTGTGGCGGTGTTATTTGACGCGGTGGTATTTGCTAAAGCGATATTTATTGTTTTTGTACCGTCCGTTTTTGTTACCTCAAGGGTATCATCAGCGGCGGTGGTCAATAAAATACTGAGGTCGTTAAACGATGTGCCCAAATCAACCGTGGAAGAAATTGTAAGAATATCGGTTACCGCTGTATCGGCTGCAACCACGCATGATGCCAAGGTGTTTAACACGGGACACGCTTTCGCAACATGCACACCATCAATATCAGCGACAATCGCATCGGCGGCTGCCACTTGAAAGTGTGCGATAAAACCACGGTCACATGCCACCCCGGCCGCATCCGTCCCAATTAACTGGCCTTTTTTAAAATTATAAGGATACATATTTTACGCTCCTTTTTTAATTATTAATACGCCTGCTGCGTCTAACAGTTTACCATCAATAATCATAATCGCTTTATTGACATACTGGTTTAAATCTTGATCTAACCAGCGGAATGTTGCCATGCTTAAGTTAGAATTAATCGCATAGTCTGATAATCGCATGTAAATAGCTACAATATCGCCAGCAGCTGCTGTTTCGTAATCTGCAACGATATCATCTTCAACTAAAATAACTTCTTTGCCCGCGAAACGTTCCTGTGGACCGTCTGTAATGCCGTAATTTGTGCGCCCGATTGGTTGACCGTTGGCATCTACCATACCATCAATATAACCGTCGAATGTTCCAGCCGCCATGATAAAAGATCCACCGGCGCGATAAGATAATTTAATTTTTGCAAATACTTTCTTTTTCCAACCATCCCAAGAAGCAAAATCAGCGGAGGATACAGTTAAAACTTGTCCTGCTACAACACGTGGATCAATGGTCACACCTAAACATGAACCGGTTCCAGCTCCTGCAATAATGGATTTGTCAATTGCTTTAATCATTGCTTCAGCAATCAATGTAACCATGGTTGTTTCAAATGATGATAAGGTTACAACATCAGCCAGTAACGAGGTTGCGATTTTACATTCTAATCCAAAATATTTGAATGAAACTGATGTGTTAACAGTTCCTTTTTGGCGTTCGGATGGTGTTCCTTCGGTAATCCATGTTGCCACGGGAATCAATGAAGAAATAGGAACTTCGATGCCACCTTTAATAGCCATTTTACGAACTCTTGCGTAAAGTTGACCATAGGTTTTAATTTCTCGGATGATTTCAGCCATTACGGTGGTTGGAATTAAAGCCGCTGTTTCTACAATTGTACTGAATGTATCAATGTTATATTTTGCTGGAATAGGAACATTTTTCAATACATTTTGCATGTATGCGTGCCGATATTCAACGGACGCGAACTTGTCTTCATACTTTTTTTCGGTGTTGCCTAGACCTTCGATTTTATCAATGATCTCGCCGTCTCCGCTCATGTCCAATAATGGGGCTTTGACTTCATGGGTATTTTTTGTCAATGCGTTAAGGTTTGCCTGTTCTTTTCCGATTAATTCAAACGAGTTGTCCAGTGCTACAACTTCCAACTGTTTCCCTTTACTTCCTTCAACGTCTCCGTCGGTTAAAAACTCCTGGGCTGAATCAATTAATGCTTTCCGCATAGCTTCATATTGTGCTCTTGTCATTTTGTTTCTCCTCTTAATTTTAATAGATTTATTTTTTGTTGTTCCACTTCTAAAGCCAATCTTTGGGGTGCTCTCTCTGATTGGCTCTTTATCACACCTTTTATTTGATTAATCAATGTTGTTGGCAACAGACTGTTCCCATAGGAGGCCACTAATTGTTGTTGCTCATCAAACATGACGCCATCCGCCAGTTTTAGTTCAACCGCTTTTTTGGCATCTAACCACGTTTCTTTGTCCATCATAGCAAGGGCCTCTTTTTCACTCATGCCTGACTTTTGAACATAAGCTGCAGCTATTGAGTTATTTGCGGTTTTTAATATTTCTCCCTGCTTATCCATTTCACGATAATCACCAACTGCAAAGCTCGAAACATTATGCACCATCATCAGTGATGTAGGTGACATTAAAAGTTTACCCGCCATAGCAATAACTGATGCAGCGGATGCCGCTATTCCAACAACATAGGTGTTCACACCGTTTTTATACTCTCTGAGCGCGGTGTAAATAACACTGCCTGAATGGATTTCCCCACCGCCTGAATCAATATACACGTCCAGGGGTTCATTGCCGGCTTTTTCAATCGCTTCTTTTATGTCTTTTGGTGCTGTTGATTCCATCCCGAAATAATCATAGACCTCTTTGTAATCATTCGGGATAATTGTTCCTTTTATGTCAATTCTCAATTGTCCTCACCTCCTAATTCATTTGGTCTTATTGCTCTGTCATCAATATACACATCAGCGGTAATTTTTCGGGTATCGCTTCCATATTTATCAATGATTTCCTGCAGGTTTTCATTAACACTGTCAAAGACAATGCCCTGTTCTTCACACCAGGTAACGGCTTCATCCAACAGGTCATCAGATCTGCATGTCCACAAGACAATCTTGTTTCCATCATCTTGTAATTGCAAAATATGTTTAATTACATCTTCCTTTGCAAATCCAATTTGAGGATAATAATTTTCACAAAGTGTTCCGTCAAAATCAACGGCATAGACCTTGCTTTTTTGATTAACCATTTTATTTTTAAGCTGCTGTAACATTTTGTTCTCTGTCTGTTTTGTCCCCTCTGCCTGAGTGACCGTTACCGTGTCTAATCGTCTTAATGGTTCGTCCCCCCCTGGCAATGGCGGCATATTAAATAAACCCAACCATTGATTTGGCGTCATTGCGCCTCGATCAACCATGGCCACAAATGCTAACTTGGTAGTAATGCTTGCGCTGGACAAATTACTGGCATCAAAGGTAATATAATTACCAAATCCACGTTCACGCCTCGAAAATAGTTTCCTGGTATATTCACCTTTAAATTGCAATGATATCGGCTCAATACGTGCTTCATAGTAACTATTCCAGTCATCTTCACTATATGACGACTGCACAATTTTCAAATTTGTGTTAAAAAACGAGTAGATTCTTTGAGTAGTCCGGTCCATTTGGGCAGCATTTGGAACATAATCGTGGGGTTCAACTCTGATCGCATCGGCTTTGCTATCAACCGCGGCAACCCCAACTGATGTTGATTCCAAACTCAAATAATTATCAGCAAAATCTTTGGCATTTTGTTTTAAATCCTCTGGCCTCAAACCAGTGGAATATTTTAATAGCCATTGTATGATGCTTGAATTTTTAATAGCATTTACAATGCCCTTGTCAGTCGTGGATACTACATCCATTAACTGTGTGAGTGCCGGTCCTGGATCATCACCAAATATGTCATTATTATTAAAATCTCGACGTAAATGGATGATATCCGAGTATGGAAACACTGAATTTTTGCCATTATTAAAGTAAAATTTCAATGATAACTCGGCATTTTCTCCATAAATTGCCTCTGCTGATGCAGATGGAATAGGGTAAATTTCAATAGGATAACCAAAATCATCACGCATAATAAGAGCAAATGCATTGTTATTCAGTGCCAATTGCGTCGCTAATTTCTGCTGCATCACCTGGCCAATCATAAAAGGGTTTGGCTCTTCAAGCAAAAAACGCATATAAGCATCTGGATTCACTTTGATATCATTGGAACCGTCTTTTCTCAGCGCTTCCCGGATATGTTTCCCTACTAATTTACCAACTGCCTCGATTTCCGGACGTATGCACGCACGAATAATGTCCGACTGGTATAATTTCCCGTCCCACCCGTAAATCCCGTTACCTCTGTCAGTAATCATTTTAAAACGCGTCTCACTGGGACTTTTATTGAATAATCGCCCGATACTATTAAATAATCCGATACCAACCGCCTCCTTTTTTTTATTTTCAATAGTGCCTGTTTAATGTCTTCCACTTGACAAGATTGTTCACCCTCTTCCGATTTTTAAGAATAAAAAAACACCGTTATGGTGTTGGGTTAAATCATTGACATATACTCTTCATAATTTCGCTCGTATGCAATAAAAGCATCCAGGGCACTGGCGACACCATCGATTCTTTTTCTCGATTTGCTTGTTTTGCAAAGAGAAATATTATCATTTCGATCAATGTCAATGGCCGCATTGGTGAGATTCCATTTTAAAATACTGTTGTTGTTGTAATTTATTTTTTTAGCCTTTAAGTCAGAGGCAAAAACTTTCATTGGGGCACTCATTGTCTTTTTCCCCTGGATTACTTTTTCAGTTGAATTTTTCCCAAATAAAGATTCGAGTTCATCCACGATATACAGTGAATTCCAGTTATCATAGCCGATTTTGTAAATATAAATGTCCAACTCGTTCTGCACTTCTAAGAACCATGCGGAGATATCTTTATAATTTATTTTATTTTCGCCACTGGCCCTCATTAACCCTTTTTCAATCCATCGCGAATATGGTATCTGATCCTCTTTTTCCCTTTGTTCGATTAAATCTCCTGGAAGCCAGTACATTTGCAAGACGTACAGTATTTCATTGTCGGGAACCCTGAAAATTACTGAAGCGCAACATAGGTCCGTTGTGGTGGAAAGATCAAGACCGCCGATGCCATAGCGTGGTTTTAATGCCATAATATCAAAGGTCGCTAAGTTGTTAATATCGTCGAAAATCAGCCATGCCTCTGATGAAGTCTCTCTGATATTAAATTCTTTGCATACCAGGTTCTTAACCAGCATTGAATTATGTTTTGCTTTTTCAACTTTAGCAGCCAACGTTTTAATATTCTTAATTGTTCCCAGACCCGGGTTAGCTTTCTTCCAGCACTTTGGATCCATCCATTCTTTGCGGGCATCAAGTTCATAAATAAAGGCTATAAACCGATCATCTTTATATCCGTCCGGATCAAAGTAACCGTTTATAACCATTGTTGCTTCATCGTATTTCTGATCGTATATATCTTCTCTAATTGTGCCAGCCGTGGAAGTCATGAATATTAATGCTTGCTCTCTGGCTGATACTCCATCAGCCATGATGTCAAATAGAGCTTTCCCATTTTTCCATTGATGGAATTCATCCATCAGAATGCCGGAACAATTTAAACCATCCAAGGTGTCGACGTCGGAGGCTACTGGTTTAAATGTGCCCTCATTGAATGCGCTGACCATTTCGCCAACAAGGCCTTTGATCCTTTTTCGGAGTATCGGGGATTTATTAACCATACGTTTTGCTTCAGACCATATAATTCTTGCCTGGTCTTTTTTGGTAGCGACGGCGTATATCTCAGGGCCCGCTTCACTGTCTCCGACTTGCAGATATAATCCAACGCATGATGATAAAAGAGACTTCCCATTTTTCTTACCAACGATTAAAATTACTTCCCGATGTTTTCGGTTCTCTTCGATATCAATAAAACCAAATGCGGCTGCCAGCATGGCCTTTTCCCAGAGTTCGAGAATGACAGGTTTCCCGCCCATCTTCCCTTTGCTGTGCCGGCAAAAATTTTCAATGAATTCGATGATATGATTTGCTCTTGCGTGGCTGTAATAAAACTCAGACGTGTTGTCAGTTAAATCAAAGACGAGTTTTTTATAAGTCTGGTATATTTTTTGACCAACGACCTCTTCACCTGATTCAATTAATCTCCAATACTCTGATATCGGATCATAATCGAGTGGGTACTTAAACACCTCGGCTATTTACAAAGCCCTCAAAGCAATCGTCTTTGATCTTAACCTCGGCTTTTGGCACCAGGTCGCTAAGCTGCTTAATAATACACTGATAATTCTTATTCATTGTGTTATACAGCCTGGCGATTGGTCTTTCTCTTTCATATTTGTCTGTTTTCTCGGATTGGGAAAACATTTCTACATATCCATTTTCGTCAAGATCCACCTCCATCCATTCCAGAGTGACTCTCATGTAGGCGGCTCTTTGAATCAACCCTTCGATGATGCTTTTGTTTGCTTTTGGCACATTTTTGTAAATCAAATTAAGTCGGCGCTTCTCTTTCAAAATCTGTTCATCTCTGGTCAAAACTTTTTTAATCGCCACATTTATCACTTCCTTTCCTGAACTTTTTAGGGAGGGGGGTCACACGATAGTTCTGTGCATTGCACAAAAGTTAACCGCCGGTACTTAGGATTTAAAAAATCGATTTCAAAGAAGGGGGGCATACCGTAATCGCTGAACCAATTTAGTAATCATCAAGCCCTCCATTATCCTCTATATCAAACTCTCTGAACCATTTATCAATAATTAAAAGTTGTTTATTTTTATCAACTCTTTCATCATCATTCGTAACTCTATTGATGCATTCATCTTTACTAACGTTAATAAAAATTAAATCATCAGCTCTTACCCTACTCTTTAATTGTTCTCGTTCATAAATCTTTGGTAACCCTGCGACTATCCATACACTCTGACACTTGATGCTTCTCTTTGCTATCAACTCATACAGATGTTCACGCATATCCAATGCCGTATCGATCAGGTTGATTGGTGTCTCTGCCTTACCTTGTAACCCTATTGCCTGTGACAATAGATCAAGGTCAACAACCATATCACCTATGCTCATGTGCTCTTTAACATACCTGCTCTTGCCACTACCTGGGCAACCATACACAATGTATACCTTAGCCTCCATTGGCTCTGCCTCCATAATCTTCTGGCACATGTTCCCATCCTCGTCAAAGTAATAGCAATCATCAACACTCTTACGTCTTATCGTATGCCTGGTATAATGACAGTCTCTGCATAACAATACCAGGTTGTTCTCTCCATACACAATATCAGGATCATTAATGTTAGTTGGTGTTAGGAACTTCTTATGATGTACCTCAACCCCTGGCTTACCACAGTCCTGGCATAGTCCAAAGTATTTATTAAAGATATAGTCCCGGCATTGTTGCCACTGCTTGGATGCATACATACGTCTAGCAAATGCACGTGCCATTATCTAAACACTGAACATCTTATCTTTAAACTTTGCATCTAATAAGATTACTTTCTTCTCGAATGATTTGGCCATCTCAGATTCCATGATCTCTATATCTTCTGGCCTCATGTAAGAAGTAAGAAATAATACTATCGCATGATCGGCTTTACTGATTGACTTAACTTCTTTAATGAGTATCTCTTGTCCATCATTTGTTCTTAATATTAGTTTTGACATATCGTTCCCCTTGTTCTTTAAGCATTGGACTCAGTGGTCCAAACGTCGGCAATGCCATGCTCTTAATTTGTAAAGATATTAGCACTTCATACTTCTCTATCACTTCATTTAGTAGGTCGCGCGCTTCTATTAATTCGCTGTAATCTACTGTGATCTTTGGCTTATCCATACCCTCCATGTTATCCCCCCTCATTCTTCCCATTAAAAAAGGGCATCCCGAAAAGCTCCGGCGCCCTTAATTATATTGGCTTGTATCTATTTCTATATCTGCACTATATCCTATTTGAGTGTATCATTGTGTATCATGGTTCAATATTTCCAAACCCTTTGAATGATACCTGTGTACCTGTGCCCATTCGTAATCAGTCCGCACACATATTTCTTCCCATCTAAGCTGATTAATGTATCTGAGTTGCATAATGCGTCGCGTTGTCCCATCCTGGATAGTTAAAATCATTTCATCTATCTCTTGTTTTATCTTTACTGCAATTTTAATTTGATTGTCTAATTCAACGCAGATGCTTAAATATTTTACTACTATTGCATCAAACCCACTATGAGTTGAACCTTTAGGCATGTCTGATATCATAGACGTTATGCTGGTTGCCTTAGCCATCCACACCTCAATTTCCTGCTCTAAATCATCTATTCTTTCGCAGGCTGTCTTGTACTGTCTGAGTTTTTCTTTTATGGCATTGTTGGCTGCTGTCATTAAAACCTCCTATAATTCCCCTTGTTTCCAATACAGAAATAGCGCGTCTTGTGGTTTGGTTTGTAATCCATCAGCTTTACTTTGTAATATTTGTGCCGATATATTTCTTTTCGTTTTGGCTTATAATCCAACCCATAAACAATATTATTAATCTCATCCATCACGGGTTTTAACGATTTCCATAGCTGTTCAAATATCTCTTGTATTGCTCCCCAAACTCTCTTGACCTCTTCCATTTGCTCATTTAGTTTTCCTAATGCTTCGCAAAATAGCTCAGTATCAATTCCAATTGTAGCAACTATTACTCCTTTTTTCATATCACTTCACCGCCTTTAATTCACGTCCACACATAGGGCAATAATTAAACGGTACACCCTCAATTGTCACATCTTTTATTATTGCTGAAAATTGAAACCCAACGCAATTAATGAGTTTTTCATCACAGTTACAATAATCACAATATTCATCTGCTTTTGAATTTCGTGTTTTAAAAATGTATTTTTCGTATTTATTCATAATATTCAACTTCTGGCAATGTATCTATCTCTTTCATGAATAGGTCATTAATATCCTGTACCCATTTAGTTAAGCCCCTTCCTAAGCATGTGTCAAATCTATGGTCATCTTTGTGATGTTTCAACTCATATATGTACCCAAACTTTTTTAAACCTATCTCACCCATTATTGTTAAACACCCTTGGGCTTTATATATATCTTTGCCAAAATAACCATCACCCATACTGGAAATAGCTTTCTCAGTATGGCTGGCATATGCATTCAATAAAATAAATATTTTGGGATGGTGGTCATCACTTATTTTAATAAACTTCTCATTTTTCCCCATTTTGTAGATTGCGGTGCGGATTTTCTTATGCATTGAATCCGCCAATTGGTTTTTTGCTTGCCCCGTATAATTCATAGCTTACACACCTAGATAAATAATCTCAATGCCATGATCTTTGCTAAATCCATTTTCTTGACCGCAACCGCCGCTGTTTTGCCATCCAACAGGGAATAGCGCACCGTCACAGGCAGACAGTAATTTAAAACATTTAGCCATGGCCGCTGCATCTGTCAATCCATCCGGGATATGTACCAACGGCCTTATAATTTTAGCGTTAGGATATTTGTCGATGATCCGGCGATAAAGATAACCCTCACTTTTTTTATTTTCAGCCATTGTTCTCCCGCCTGATGTGCAAGGGTGTGCAAGATAATAAAGTTTCCCATCCTCAAGCTTTATCGGTGATATGTACTGGCCAGGCGGTGGCTGTACTATTGGCATCGGTATATCAAGCATTGATTCTCTCCACAATTTTTGTGCCGACGACTCCTGCCTGGATCCATATGTTTTATAAAAAGCCTCATGCGATTTCGGCTCCACTATGTTCGGTATTTTCATTGTCCATGGATTCATTCCCACTGGCCAAAGTTCCTCTTCATTGAATGGTGGTGATCGGAGTGTTCGTTTAATTCTGGCAACAGCCTCTTCGAGATTCCATACCTTTTTTGTATTCATCACCACCGTTACAATTAAAGCTTCAGTGAAGACAACTAATGCGACTATAATCCATGTCATTATTTCTAGTGTCATTACTTTTCATCCTCCGAATAAACGCCATCTTCATCGGGGATCGGAATATCCCTGAAATCAACCTGTCCTGGTATCCTATGACTTGAAATACTGGGCCTTGTTTCGTAATTGCCATTCGGGTACTCTGCAATGTCTAATTTTATGGATCCTCCTGTGATCGGTGTCAATGTTGTTTTTATGTCATAGGCGATGATTACTGAATCTCTTTCGTCACTTGGCATCAATACCACATTTATCTGAATTTTTCTTTTTCCAGCTGAGAAAGTGCGTTTATCCATAATATTCTCAAATACCTTGTCAAACTCAATTTGGAACAAGCTCTCTAACGACTGTTGTTCCCGTTCTACTCCAATTTCTGCTAATTTCATTTAAAACACCTCCATGTTTGATAAAAAATCCAAATATCCGTTTTTCCATTTCAGTTTTTCTGTGTCATATAGATCAAGCATTTCATCTTCTTTGATGAATTTATGTTCCAGGTGCAGTTCCATGTCTCTCCATATCTCCCAGGGTACCCGGTAGCAATTTTCCAGATTAAAAGATACCAGGATAAAAACGACGGCCCCCATTCTCCGGAGGCGTTCCAGATAGTCACCTTGTACATCCGATACTCTGTTTTTTAGGATCCGGTCCTTCTCAGTGGCTTTAGCTTCAAAGCAAACCATGGTGCCGTTGCAAATGATCCCTTTAAAGTCTGGCTGAGCTTTTTTCTCAAAACAAGCGGTAAACCGGCCTTTTTTTAATGAGCTTAATACTCTGATTGGTTCCGGTGTTTTCTCAATTAGTGCAAAACCTTTTATAGCATAGGCACTACAGGCCTGCTCAATGATCGTTTCAAAGCTTTTTCCGATGCAACGGCTTCTATACCCCTGCATCTTATTTCTTGTTTCACGCTCTCTGTCCACGTTATTGGCTGCGGTTCCTGCAGTTGGGTCTAAGTATTTTTCTGTATACATGGCTTCGTTATACATTGTTTTTGTCATTTTCTAAATCCTCTCCATATATTTAGTATGATCTACCTGGCTGTAGCCCATTATTTTTAGCAAGGCTGTTTTTTTAATTTTAATGACTGAGTTGGTCCCTTTGACTTTTATGTTTACGCACTCAGAGTTTTTCGATGCTTCAATCCTGCATTCCGTAAAAAATGTATTAAGTGAATCCCCGCCATACAGGCCTACTTCACAAATTGAGATCAAATGTTTTATATCTTTGTTTGCAGATTCACTCATGCTCACTCACCTCTTCCAACATTAAAAATCCCCGGTCTCTTAAAACGTCTTGTACTTCATCATCGTTCCTGCAGCGTTCGTAATTGTCTTTCCCCTGGAAGTTGTTAATTGCATCCTTCTCTTCATCCGTCATTCCGTAATATTTTTTTTTCCCGTACGATGGCGGCAACCAGTTCCGCTTCTTAGCCATGAAGATGTTTAACAATTCGATGGCTTTATCATTGGTAAACTCGATATGACAGGTACCTTTCTTGTAAAATGTTAAGTTAAAATACTCGAACATAATGTTTTTGGTCTGCCCCGTGACTCTGACGCATTCCCAAACCCTTTTAATTACATCATCAGGGGTGACTTTTTTACCTTTGGTCAAATAGCTTAAGATCTTTTCCATTTCAACGACTCTTTGGGTACTCTGTA